ATGGATGATTTGGAGAAAGCATTTATAGGAATGTCAAATGATTTTGATTCTGCAAAAAGGGCAATGCTTGATGAAATGGGAGAAGATTCTGGTGGAGGGAGTTACACTCCAGGAGAAGTGCCTGAAGAAGTATCATCTGATACTGAATTTACAACAGCAGTTACTAATCTTGCAAAAAAATATGATTTAAATGAAGATGATCTATATGCTGTAATGAGTTTTGAGACTGGTGGCACTTTCGATCCAGCAAAGAAAAACATGGCCGGTTCTGGTGCTACAGGTTTGATTCAATTCACGAATTCCACGGCAAGAGGATTAGGAACTACAACTGAAGCACTTGCAAGGATGTCGAGAACAGAGCAATTAAAGTATGTTGATAAGCATTTTTCGAATAAAGGAATTCAAGGTGGAAATATTGAGGACCTTTATATGTCAATTTTATTTCCAGCTGCTGTAGGTAAACCCAGCAATTTTGTTCTTTTTGGTAGAGGAGCAATTGCTGGATATGGACCTGGATCTAGAGCATATTCACAAAACAGAGGATTGGATAGAAATAATGATGGAAGTGTTACTAAAGCAGAGGCTTCTGCTGCAGCAAGAGCACATAAAAAAGGTGGTAGTGGTGGAAGATATGGTGGTGGGGGAAATGTTGTAGAATATATTACAGGAGATAGAAGGCACCCAAACTTTGAATATAGTGGTCATGGAAGAGCATATAATTACCATGATCATATTGCTTTTAGAACTATACAAGAAAAAGAGAGAGCAAAGGCAGCATTACGTGCAGCAGGAATAAAAATAGGTAGTGAGTATATTGGGAGAGAAAATGATCCTGGATGGCACGGAGCAAACTTGGCAATTGATATTCCTGGAGGACAGTGGGGTGGTAGTGGTGCAATCGGACAACGAGAATATAATGGTTCTGCAAGAGTAAGGCAAGTATTAACAAATGCTGGATTTGGTGGTGCAGGATTAGGACATGGATCAAGTGCAATCTCTCGATCTCCTGGTGTAATGCCTGATATTGGATATTCAAAAGGACCACAAAATACAATCCTAATTATAGAAGAAGAAGCACCACCACCAATGATGATGGGTCAATCTGGAGGATCTTCTCCAATTATTGTTATGGGTGCCTCGTTAAATAGTATTATGAAAAGAAAATTACTAACAGATTTAGCATATACTTAAATGTCAGCATCCGGATCTTCGCTATACGAAATACTAATATTAGAATCTAATGATAAACAGAGAACTGTTGATCTGAAGTTAGGTGCTGTTTCGATTGATTATTATGAGGATATTTTTTCACCAACAATCACTGCTAAAATCAGAGTGATTAATACTGGAGATTCGATTGAAGGTGAGAAAAGTGGTAAATTACAATCGATATATAATGGTCTTCCTTTAAGAGGTGGGGAGAGAGTTCGTATGAAAGTTTTAGATAGAGGTGATGAAAAGAAAGGTCTTGATTTTGCATCAACTCCAAGCAAGTATCTTTATGTTTCTAGTATTACTGATGTAATTTCTGAATCTCAGAGAGAAAGTTTTCTACTTAATCTAGTTTCAAGAGAGGCAATCACAAATGAAACTACAAGAGTCGCAAGAAAATATACTGGAACTATTGATCAATCCGTATCAAAAATTTTAAAAGATGTTTTAAAAACCACAAAATTTGATACTGAAGGTATAGAAAAATCTCAAAATAAATATCCATTTATTGGAAATTCAAGAAAACCTTTTACTACTTTAGTTTGGTTAGCATCAAAATCTGTTCCAGTATCTTCTGGAGATTCTAGTGCAGGATTTGTTTTTTATCAGACAAAAGATGGATTTAAATTTAAATCTATTGATGGTTTAATGAAGCAAGAACCAAAAAATAAAAATACACCTTATTATTATACAGAAGTTAATGTAAATGAAACTGAAACAAATAATGATTTTAAAATTTTAAATTATTTTACTGATAAAAATCAAAACTTAATTGAAAAATTAAGATTGGGAGCATATTCTAGTGAAACGATATTTTTTAATCCATTAACAGGAGAAGTAACTCCACCAGAAAAAAGAAAGTTTCAATTTAAAAAATATCAAGATAAAATTGAGAATCTTGGTTCAAAAGGAAAAATATCTTTACCGAAAATGAGTGAAAATTCTAATGAATCATTGGGAGATGCTCCAACTAGAATTATCACTGGAGTATTGAGCATTGGAACTGCAGACTCTAGTGTCTCAAAAAAATTGAATTATGATCCTGGAACATATCAAGCACAATCCATTATGAGATATAATCTATTACTTACTCAATCAATCAGTATGATGGTGGCATGTAATACTAATCTCAGTGCTGGTGATGTTATTGATTGTAGATTTCCAAAAATTTCATCAGAAGATGAAAATGAAATTGATACCGAAACAAGTGGGCCATATATAATAAAGGAACTCTGCCATCATTTTGAACCTAATAGTTCATACACTTCTTTAAAATTAGTTAGAGACAATTTTGGAATCAAAAAAATAGACAAATGATAGAAGAATCAAGTTTAAAAAGTAATTTTATTGGTAGAGATGGATTTCGTTGGTGGATAGGACAAATTCCTCCAATGGAATCTATGGGTGAGCAATTTAATGGAGAAGGATGGGGAAATAGGATAAAAGTTAGAATAATGGGATATCATCCACTTGATGATAGTGAGTCAGGTTTAAAGAATGAGGATTTGCCTTGGGCACTAATTATGCTCGGAACTGCTGATGGTAGTGGAGGATCAAATTTTGCAAAAAGTACAAAGATAAGACCAGGCGATGTTGTCTTTGGATTTTTTATGGATGGAGATGACGCACAGAACCCTGTTATTATGGGAATACTTGGCAATACTGATTTATATACGAAAGGTGATTATAAGTTTCCATTTTCTCCATTCACTGGATATACAACAAATATACCAAAACCGGATAAAGAGGTATCAACCGCAAATGAGGCAAATGAGTCTAACAAAACATCTCAAGAACCTCCGGTTCAACTTCCAAAATCAAAAGCATCTCAAGTAGGTAGAGCTGCTGCCGGTGGTACTTCAATTGGAGTCAAACTTACTCCGGCAAATACTTGTGAAAATACGACTCTTACAAATATTGAGGAAGCATTAGAGAATTTAATTAAGTTTATACAAGAAGGTCAAGGAAAATTAAGTGAATATCAGGATAAAATTGATGAAGTTGCGGAATTTATAAAGGCATCTTTGAGTTGGTTGGTCGGTGAGATAATGAAAGCAATTACACAATTTTTAGTTGGTGATGATAATAAACCTGGAATTATTCCTGTAGCACTTAATGCTCTTTATGCTTCTGTATATAGTGCAATTCTTCCGGCAGGTGGTCCAGCAGTAGCAAATATAGCAGCATCAAAAGAAATCGAAGCATTTGTTATTCCTATCAGTGCATTAGAAGCAGCATTAATATGTGTTGCGAATGCAGTGTTAGAAGGATTGGTCACTTTAATTCGTGAATTACTTCTTTCGATGTTGGAAAATATTGATAGATTTGTAACTTGTATTGTTGATCAATTTGTTGGGTCACTTTTAAATAGTGTTGTTGATCGCATAGCAGATGGATTATCCGGTGCTCTTGGTGGACTTTCGGGTCTTCTGGGTGGAGCAATCGATATTATATCAGTTGCAAAGGATGCAATATCATTCTTCAATAGTCTTGAAGGATTATTGGATTGTAATCAGGTTAATACAAAATGTGATGGAACTAAAGAATGGATTATTGGTCAAGGTACAAAAGAAGCAATGGATATAAATGAATCATTTGAAAATATTTCTAATATTGTCAATACTGCCGGAGCACTTGCTAATGATGTAATAAACACAATCGAAGGAGTTCCAACAAGTATTCAAGAATTAACTGGTGGAATTACTGATGTTGTTGATATTTTCAATGGTGATTCTTTAATTGAAGGTAGGACTGGAGATTTTGGAAATTGTCTTACTACTTATCCTACTAGTTGTGGTTCTGCACAAATTAAAATATTTGGTGGTGGAGGAACCGGAGGATCTGCAATTCCTATATTAGGACCAACTGTAGAAAGAATTATTAATGATACATCTATCGGGCAAAATGTAAATAAAACTGCAAATGTTATAGGAGTTGTTTTAGAAAATGCAGGTTCTGGTTATCGTTTCCCACCATTTGTAGAAATTACTGATGAATGTGGAATTGGATATGGTGCAAGAGCAAGATCTACAATTAACAATGAAGGTCAAATTACCTCTATCTATATGGTATCTTCTGGCGAAAATTATCCAGTTAATGGTGAGGGTGGGTATGGTGTTGTTGATGTAGAGATAGTTTCTAGTGGCATTGGTTATCAGGCAACAGATACTATTGTCGATAATTTTGGAAATGAATATTCTTTTACTATTGATACCGATTCTTTAACTACTGATACCGATTCTTTAACTACTGATACCGATTCTTTAACTACTGATACCGATTCTTTAACTACTGATACCGATTCTTTAACTACTGATAGTAATGTTACTGGGAGGATTGTTTTTGTATCCCCAATAAATAAGGTTGAGGTTCCAGATCTGGTTACTATTAAAATTAATTCTGAAACTGGTTTAGGTGCTGTTTTCAAACCAATTCTTGGTAAAATTGATAATACCACATCACAAGAAGAAGTTATTCGAGTCATTGATTGTATAAGTTAATAAAATGGCAGATAAAAATTACGAAGCAAGATTGTATGAGACATGGGGTCCAAACTTTAGGATTGATATAAATAATCCTGATATCGGAGTAGATGGTAAGAGTGTATATCAATTATATGCATTCAATGATGATAATGATATTCATTTACAAACATTTACTGAAAGTGGTGCATATAGAATTATTAATGATCGAGGAATAGAAATTGCCGGTGGAGCAAAAGGTTCCGATGGTAATGTGGATATATGTATTACTGGAGTTGGTGGTGGTGATGTGTGGATTACTGCGATGCAAAATGGGACAGTTAAAATTAAAGGCAAAAATATAATGATCGAAGGAGTTGAAGATGTTGATATAAAAGCAGGAAGAAATCTAAACTTAACTTCTGGTTCTGGTAGAATTATAATGAGTGGGAATAAGATAGATAGAGATACATTTTCAGGAAATCTTTCTGGTGCATTAGCATTTACTGCAAGAGCATATGCGCCAACTCCTCTTGGTACTGATTTTATAACAGAATCTTTCGGAATTGGAAACTTTATAGCATCAATTATTGGAGGATAATTATGGCAGTCGGTACTCTTATTAATACCCTTACTACATTACTTGGACTTCCAAGTTTTCCAAAGAAGGGAGTCAATAAATTTCAGTATCTTGATACAAGATTTAGGTCAACAGTATCTGTAAGTGGTCCATTAATTGCAGAAAGTGTTTCGGCAGAATTAGGTGAAAGTTTAATGTGTGGAACGAAGTTTCTTCTCCCAAACCCACTTACGCCAAGTCAAGCACTTCCTCCTCATATTATTGCGACACCATTATCATATCTATTGAATTTTGGTGGTCTTGTTACATCTGTTAATATAAATTGCACCGGAACTAATAATATTACTGGAGTTACCTCCATAAATGGTATTGTTAATCTTAACGGTACTGTCAAACTTAATGGTAAAGATTTAGAAGCAGAACTTGCATTAGGAAAGGCATTACCATCATCTGACGAGAGATTAAAGAAGAATATACATACTATTACAAATCCGATAGAAAAAGTATCAGCACTGAGAGGTGTTTCTTTTGAATATAAAGAAACTGGTCAAAAGCAAATAGGATTTATTGCTCAAGAAATTGAAAAAATTATTCCTGAAGTTGTTGGTGAAAATCCTGATGGATATAAAGGAGTTCAATATCAAAATGTGGTTGGACTTTTAGTTGAAGCAATCAAAGAACAACAAAATCAAATTGATGAATTAAGGAGAAAAATAGATGAGTGATAAATTAATTAAAAAACTAGATGATAGAGTTTCTTCAAATAAAACTGCAATTGGATTTATTGAGGCAGAGCTACCAAAATATGAAGAAACAATTGGTGAGTTTACTGAAATTACAATTCCAATAGAAAATAAAATAATATCAGTTACCTCAGAAATTAATTCATTACAAGAACAAATTGTTTCTGTTGCTACGAGTGCATTTAATGTTGGTTGTGGAACAACAACTGGAGCAACAACAGTATATCCAGATACTGTAAAAAATTATTCTGAAAATCTCTCATCGGGATCATATGATGGACTCGATCCATTTGGAGGACAAACATCTTCATTATTAAGTTCTTCTAATGTCGGGGTCGGAACATTTTTAGTATTTACAGAGAATGATAGTTCTCAAGCAGGACTTGGAACACTTTATGGAACTATTCAGAGTTGTTTTAGATTACCATGTACCGGTAGTGTTTGTATTGATTATAATGATGAAATTGTATCATTACAAAATCAAATTACAACACTCAGAGGTCAATTACCATCAAATATAACAAATGTAAATGCTATAAAAACTGAAAGAAGATATTCTGAGATAGAGAGATATGGACAAAAAAGAGGAGTGGCAGCATTAAAAGAAAGAAATTCTGAAATGAAATCTGCAATTAATACAATCAGAAATATTTGACCACTTCCCTGACTGGCACACTTGACACCAGCACTCAGATGCCTTATAATATCAAGGTAAGCAACCAAGGCAAGATGCAAGACGAATTTCTCACACAATGTGTTGTAGACCCTACCAAACGCACATTCTACATCTATTCTAGTGAAGGAGACGCCAAAGAAATTGTTTGTGATACTGTAGACCAGTTCATGAATGTTCTTAAGGTCATCCATAATACTTGTCCCGAAGATGCTTTGGTTTATGCAGAACCACTGGAGGTGTAAATGGAAGTTTTTACCTTGAAAGAATGGGAAGAAAACTTCGATTCCCTCCTTGAGAGGGTAGAAAACGGAGAGCACATTGGCATTGTCAAAGAAGATGGTACAGCAGCAATAATGATACCTGCAAATGATGAACTTATACGAATATACACTGAGAATAATAACGAAGCACAGTAGTTCATCATCTGCTCGTGAGACTTGGTAGTCAGGGGAGTTTTATAAACTCTTTCCTTGCCCGTTTGGCCCTCTGGTGAAGGCGATCTGCTCATAACAGATAGAAGGTCGGATCGTAACCGACAACGGGCATTAGGAACTTGAGACGTTCCAATCAAGGTGCTCATCGGTTCGGATATACCGAAACCCTGTTGGTGAGGATAAACCCCCTTGAATATTCACAACGGAAATTGTGTCTTACTCCATTATAAACTGTCAGTATACTGGGTGTAATGCCCACATAGCATACGGATAAGTGTAATGTCTTGTGGGCGTAGTCCAATTGGAAGAGACATGGAGTTTAAGCCTCCATCAGTGCTGGTTCGAGTCCAGTCGCCCATATTAACATAAAGGAATAAATAGTCAAAAAGACTATGAAATATTTTCAGCAATTTTCAGAAGATATGGCACAAAGACGTGCTGAACTTGCAAATAAACAAAAAGAATATGTTCAAAATTATCAGGATAATTTAGCACGAGATTCTGAAGAATATGCTAAAGATTCTGAAGAAAGAAGAGAAAAGCAAGAAGCAGAGCAAGAAGCAAGAAATCAAGAACAGGAACAACTGGTGCAAAGAAGAAGAGAAGAACGTCAACAAAGAAAAGCAGAAAGAGAAGCAGAAAGAGAAGCAGAAAGAGAAGCAAGAGAACAAAAAGCACAAGATGAATACTTGAGATCGTTAGAAGCAAGAGTTGCTGAAAAAGAAAATAAATAAAAGAAAGAATAATATTATGTCTTATGTAATAACCACTAAGAAGTGTTGGTATAATGACTATAAAATGATAGTCAAAATGTTCTTCTTGAATGATGTTCCATTTACATTTGATGATTTGCCTGTAGGATATTTGTATGATAGAGAAATAGTAAGAGAGGCATATAGTAATAAAGATTATTCGGTAGAAGATATTTACAAAGGATCTAATTATTTAATATTAGAACAGTGCCATCCTTGCTTTGATGATATTGAGATATTAAATCCTGAAAATTTGCCAGAAGAAATACAAAGTTTTTATAATGGAGAAGAAGATTTACTAAGATAATAAATAAAGCATAGGAACAGTAATTGGTGTGGAAAATTGCCATTAAATAAATTAGATTCAATTATCAAAAATACTGATGGTCGTATAATCTACGTTAGTCCTTCCGATTTAGATTCTACCGATAGTATTGATAATCAAGGAAACTCACTAAATCGTCCATTTAAGACTCTTCAAAGAGCACTGATCGAATCTGCAAGATTCTCATATGTCAGAGGAAGTAGTAATGATATAGTAGAGAAAACTACAATTCTCTTAATGCCTGGAAGTCATGTTATAGATAATCGTCCAGGATATACAATTGACAGTGGAGGAGCAGTTATAACCTCTGAAGGAGCTTCTTCCTCTAGAAGTACTTTTAATTTATCATTAAATTCTAATTTAGACTTAACAGACAAAAATAATGATCTTTATAAGTTTAATAGTGTTTATGGTGGTGTAATTGTTCCTAGGGGAACTTCAATTGTTGGTCTTGATTTAAGAAAAACTAAAATAAGACCTCTTTATGTTCCTAACCCAACATTCTCTTCAATTTCTAATAGTGCAATTTTAAGGCTTACTGGAGCTTGTTATGTTTGGCAGTTCTCTATTTTTGATGGGGATGACTCTGGAACTGTTTACACGCAACCAGATAATTTTGATATTAAATCTATCCCAACTTTTTCTCACCATAAGTTATCAGTATTTGAATATGCCGATGGTGTCAATGAAGTTGGAACTAAAGGTCTGACCGATCTTCAAATGTATTATGCCAAATTATCATATGCATATTCCTCAAGTTCGGGTAGAGAAATTAATACTGCGGATGAGTATCTTGAAAATCCTGAAGGATTTAGTCCAAGAAGACCTGAATATGAAATTGTTGGAGCATTTTCCGCAGATCCTATTTCAATTGCATCTATCATATCCGGTGATGGATTAACTGCATCAAGAGTCATTACAGTTACTACAGTTACTCCTCATGGATTGGATAAAGGAACTCCAATTCGTATTAGTGGTGTTTCGCAAGATCAATATAATATTTCAACTAAAGTTACATCAATTAGTGATACTAATGATAGTGTATTTACTTATGTAATTGAATCTGATCCAAGATTTTTAACTCCATCATTAACGAGTCAAGGAATAGTAAATGTAGATACTGATACAGTATCTGGTGCCTCTCCTTATGTTTTTAATGTGAGCATGAGATCTGTTTGGGGGATGAATGGATTAATTGCTGATGGAAACAAGGCAACTGGATTCCGTAGCATTGTGATCAGTCAATTCACTGGAATTAGCCTCCAAAAAGATGATAGGTCTTTTGTCAAATATGATGCATCTAATGGTAGAACTTATAGTGGATTAACAATCACTGAACAGTCAGGAAGTGAGTTATCGGCAAATTCTTCTTCGAGTGGAATAGTTTATCATATAGATTCTGATTCGGTTTATAGGAAAGATTGGCAACAGTCTCATATTAAAATAAAAAATGATGCTATTTTACAAATAGTATCAGTCTTTGCAATTGGATATAGTACGCAGTTTGTTTCCGAATCTGGTGGTGATGCATCGATAACGAACTCTAATTCAAATTTTGGTCAACTATCTTTAGTTTCTGAAGGATTTAAAAAAACAGCATTTGATAAAGATAATAAAGCATTTATAACTCATATTATTTCACCAAGAGCAGTTGATCAAATTGAAGATAGAGTTGATTGGTTGTCAATTGATGATGGAGTAACAACATCTGTTGGTGATAGTAATAAAATTTATCTTGCCGGATTTAAAAACGAAACAGTCCCTCCACCATCATTAACACAAGGATATCGTATTGGAGCAAGAGTATCTGATAAACTTTATTTAACTCTCAATACTGTAGAATATTCTGCAGATATTGTAATTCCATCTAGTAATCAATCTTCATTTGAAGAATATCTTGTAGGAGAACCTTCTTCAAATATATTCACTCTTTCTTCTGGAACTCATAGTTTATCTACAGGCGAAAAAGTTATTATTATTAGTGAAGATGCAGATCTTCCAGAAAATTTAAGAACAAATGTAATCTACTATGCAATTACTCCTTCAAATACTACAATTAAACTTGCCGCAACAGAGTCTGAAGCACTTTCTGGTCAAGAAATTAATGTTTTTGGTGGAACTAATTTAAAAATACAATCAAGAGTTTCTGATAAATCATCTGGTGATGTTGGACATCCAATTCAATGGGATTCAATTCGTGAGCAATGGTATATCAATGTAATTAATAATTTAATTACCCCGCAACTTTCTGGATCTGGAATAACAGAACCACTTTTTGTTAAAAGAATATCTGATTCTAGAAGTCTTGATGAAAAAATTTATAAGGTCAGGGTAGTAGTTCCGAGACAACTTACAAATGGAAAAAATCCAGAACCTGGATTTGTTATTCAAGAATCAAGTTCTACAGGATTTTTTGAAGATGATGATGGAACGAAAACAACTATTGATTCTACAGATTTTGATTATAATAAAAATCTAAGATTTATTAGTACTTGCTCTTTCTCATCACCAACGGTAACAGTAATTTCAGAAATTCCTCATAACTTAAATGTTGGAGATACAGTAATAATTAAAAATGTTACAGATTCTAGTGTTAGTGGTCTTGCATATAATGGAACTCATACCGTAACTTCTATTACCAATGAATTGACATTTACTTATGATACAGAATTAACTCCTGGATCTTTTACAAATGACACTTCTGTTAGAACAAAATCACTCCCAAGATTTGAGAGAAATGATTTACAATCAAATCTCTACATTTATAGAAATGAAATTATTTCAGAATATGATGAAGGAGAAAGAAATGGTGTATATAATTTTTATGTATTAAATTCCAATAATCAAGTTCAAACTGAATTTACAGATCTTAAATATGGACAAAATGTAGTTGACTTATATCCACAAAATGATAGAGATAATATTAGCGAAAACCCAAGATCTGCAAAATCATATGCACTAAGATCACCAATTGGAGATGTTCAGACAAATGATCTCAGAAATAGTATTACAAGAGAAAGTATTGATTTATTTGTCAAAACATTAGGTATTGGAAATAAAATTTCATCAATTTCTGGTGCGGGAACTACTAATCCGACCATAACTTTCGATAGAAATCATAATTTTAATAGTATTGTAATTGGAAGTATTAATGCTTCCCCAACAGGATTTACTGCCGGAACATATTATAATGTAAAAATTTATAATAATTCTTTATTAACAATTTGGAATGGTGCTACTGCGAAAGTGATTGTTTCCGGTGCAGGTAATATAACATCTGCGGAAATTATAAATGGAGGATCTGGATATTCTGCCGGAACATATTACTTAGATACTAATATTATTGGTTCTGGATCTAATAATGATTTTACTGTTGCTTCTGATGGAATTTCTTCACCAATAGGTCAAGTTGTTCAATTTACTGGTGTTGGAACTACATCAGATAATTATCATCGTATCTCAGCAGTCAATTCTGCAAATCAAATAACAATTGAAAGGTCTACGAGTGAACCAGTTATTGTTACAGATCAATATGCTCTTTTAATTGCACCTTCAACATCATTCACCAGTATTGGCAATACAATTACTGCACCTAGTCATGGATTGGTAGTTGGAAATAGATTTAAATCAATTGACTCTTCAAATAATAATCTTGGAGATTATATTGTTGATAGTGTAATTAATGTTAATACCTTTACTATTTCTGGTGTAATGGGATCAACTTCTGGATTTATTCTGAAGCACGGATTATCATCTAATGCGGGTATTTCTGATGGTTCAAATGAAAATCTTGAGGTAAGAGGAATCACTATCTTTGATGGAGAAAAGTTAACTCTTACAGAATCTGGAGGTATAGACAGTTCAGAAACGCAATTTAGTGTTAGTCATTCTGGTATTGGTACTGCAGAAAGATTCTCACTAGGTTCTTATATTAAAGTTGATGGTGAGATCATGAGAATTGCAAGTAATTCTCTTAGTGGAGTTCCTGCGGATAAAATTACAGTGATTCGTGGAGTATTTTCATCTAAACAAAAATCACACCCTGAGAATTCATTAATCACTAAAATTAAAATTCCTGCGGTCGAATTTCGTAGACCATCAATTATTCGTGCTTCTGGACATACTTTTGAGTATCTTGGATATGGTCCGGGAAATTATTCTACAGCACTCCCACAAGTCCAGAATAAAACTTTATCAGAAAGAGAAGAATTTTTAGTTCAATCTCAAGAAAGATCATCTGGTATTGTTGTTTATAATGGTATGAACAATAAAGGAGATTTCTTTATTGGCAATCAAAAGAAGTCTTCTACAACAGGTGAGGAAACAACTTTTGATACCCCAATTCCTACTGTAACTGGACAAAGTGTATCAAGATTAAGTGAAGTATTTGATGAAGTCACAATTAGGGAGAGATTAATTGTAGAAGGAGGAGACTCTGGACAATCACTTTCTCAATTTGATGGATCTGTTACATTTAATTCAGAAACTAGATTTACAAATTCTAATGGAATAGAAGGATCTGCAGCAATAAATGTTTCTAATACAAAACAATCAACAGCAACAAATTCTGGAGCACTTATTGTTGCAGGTGGAGTTGGTATTGGAAAAGATTTATATGTTGGAGGAACAATATATGGTCTTGGTGGTTTATCTATTAGTTTGATAAACATATCTCCAAAACAAGTTCTTTTTTCAAATTCCAATTCTTTTCTTGATGGTGATAATAAATTTACTTTTGAACAATCAACATCAACATTAGGAATTAATAGTATTTCAGTATATGAATCTGGCGGCAATTCTTATATTGAAGAAATTGATTCTAAAGATTTAATATTAAAAGCATATTCTTCAGATAAATTAATTATTAATGGAGTAGGAGTTAGTATTACTGGAAATCTTGATGTTACTGGAGATGTAAATTCTTTCTCAACATCTGATGAGAAGTTAAAAGATAATATTATCCCAATTCATAATCCATTAGAAAAAGTTATTTCGATTAGTGGAAATACTTTTGATTGGAATGAAAATTCTAATAAAGAAGGTCATGATGTTGGATTGATTGCACAAGAGATTCAAAAAATTCTTCCTGAGGCAGTTAAGGAAAGAGATGATGGTTATCTTGCCGTTGATTATAAAAAGATAATTCCTCTGCTTGTAGAATCTATTAAAGAACTTTCTAATAAGGTCGAATCGATTGAGCATCAATTAAAGAATAAATAATTGTAAAAGATTAAATAATGGCAAATATTAGAAAGTCATTCAATTTTAGAAATGGTTTACAAGTAGATACTGATAAGTTTGTAGTAAATTCCAATGGACTTGTTGGAATAGGAACATCAAATCCTGAAAATTATTCTTTAAGTGTTCATGGTGACACTAAAATTGTTGGTATTATTACAACAAAACACATATTTGTAGAACAAAATGTAATTTCTCTTGGTAAAATTGGTATCCATACCACAAATCCAACTTCTAAATTTCATATATCAGGAATTGGAGTTACCAATCCTAGTGGTATTGATGCTGGAAATAGAATTAGGATAGGTGATTTTCATTGGGATAATACATTTACTAGTATTCATGCAAAGAAAGTTAGTAATCAATGGTGGTTAGAACAAAATTCTCCTGATAATGATGGTACAGATTTAGTATTTTATAAGTCGAGAGGTTTACCAAACCAAGAAGAACCAGTTCAGGTTGGAGACAATTTATTCAGATTAACTGCAAGAGCATATAAACCAAATGGAGTTGGAATAGGAACTACTATTTCTCTTAGTGATTATAGTGGTGATTTTTCAGGTCAAATTGCTTTTGATGTAGATAGTATTGATGGTAATAATGTAGCATCTTCTATTGATGTAAAAACTGCCGGAGAAAGTAGGTTAATTGTAAAAGGTGATGGTAAGATTGGTATTGGAACTATTTTACCAACACAAAAATTAGATGTAATAGGTAATACATATGTTTCCAATTCTGTTGGTATTAGAAGTACAGCACCAACAGAAGCACTAGATGTAAATGGAAATATTAAATCTTCTGGCACTGTTACAGCAACAACATTTAGTGGTAGTTTACCAACAACTGATCTTACAGGAACTATAACCAATACACAGTTAGCAGGTTTTATTGATAACTCTAAGTTAGTTAATGATAGTGTTTCTTATGGTGGGGTATCTGTTGACTTAGGTGCTTCTGATGATACTCCAGCATTTGATTTGACTAATGCTACTAACTATCCCTATACATCGCTGACTGGTATAACAACAAGTGTTGTAGGAGATACTACTCCTCAGTTGGGTGGTGACTTAGATCTGAATGGTAAATTTATAACAGGACTCGGTGGTATTAGTATTTCTTCTGGTGTTACAACATGTACTGATGGATTTACAAGTGGTATTGGAGTAACAACTCCAGTCCAAATATCAGTCACTGGTTCTACATTAACATTTAATGTTGTTGGAGTTGGAAGCACAAGCTTGACACTATCGTAAAAACCCTGTAGACTACCTTTGTTAGGGTTGAAGAGGAGGGGCTAAGCTCTTAAAGAAATCCACTCCCACAACTGTCACACCACCTCTTCACAGGGGTGGTTTTTTAATGTATAATAAGTCCATAGTTCACCACACACCAGTGACAATCACTCTTCGTCCACACCAGCAAGATGCCACCAAGGCAATGCTGAAGCATGATCGTGGCCAGGTTCTGATTCCGACTGGTGGCGGTAAGACCCTGTGCATGATCGAGGATACTAAGATACATTTCAAACTGTTTGAAAATCAGGTTCATGTGGTAGTGGCACCACGAATATTGTTAGCAGAACAGTTGTGTTCTGAGTTTCTTGAACATGTTGATGCACATGTGATGCATGTTCATAGTGGTGAGACAGAGCACTTTAGCACCACAAAGGCAGATACTGTTCGGTTATGGTCTGAGAATGTTGGTGGTAATCAACTGATCTTTACGACTTATAACTCTCTTCGTCGTATTGAAGAATCTGGCATTAAAGTAGATTCGATTTACTTTGATGAAGCACACAATAGTGTCAAGAGAAACTTCTTTCCTTCTACTGAGTTTTTCAGTCATAATGCTGATCGTTGCTATTTCTTTACTGCGACTCCGAAGCATTCTGCTACTATTTTCAAACCAGGAATGAACGATACTGATGTTTATGGTCAGGTGATTTGTAATGTTCCAGCTACTGAACTGGTTGAGCAAGGATACATTCTCCCTCCTAAGGTTGTTGTCAATGAGTTGCCACAGGGTGATTTTAAAATGTCTGATTGTGATAATTTGATTTCTACCATTGACGACAATTCACTGAGTAAGATTCTCATTGCAGCACGGTCTACAAAACAGATTATCAATCTTTTGAGTGAGTCTAATTTTCGTAATGAATTAGCACAACGTGGTTATTCTTGCATGTATATCACGTCTAAGACTGGTGCAATTATTGATGGTGAAAAAGTTGACCGAGAGATGTTTTTCAATACTTTGAATGCATGGGGCAAAGATCCTGAGAAGAAGTTTGTGGTTCTTCATCACTCTATTCTGTCTGAAGGTATCAATGTCAGTGGACTTGAAGCAGTGCTGTTCATGCGTAACATGGACTTTGTAGGAATTTCTCAGAGTATTGGTAGGGTTATTAGGTTAGGTGTCTCTTCTAAGACCTTTGGGTTGGTCTGTGTGCCTGTTTATGATAAGATAGGGATCAATACGGCAAAGAGTGTTCAAAGTGTCGTAGAGACGATTTTTGAGAAGGGTGAACCTGCCGTATCTGTCAT